GTAAGGCAGAGGCAAAAGCAATTAATAAACAAGTTAAGAAACTACAAAAAGCTAAACAAGAAGCTACAAAGGATTTAGCAGCACAAGAAGCTAATCCTAAAGAGGATAAAGAAGCAGCTGCAAGTATTGATAAAGAGAAAAAAGTAAAAACAGACGCAGAAGACACAGCAAAGAGTGATGCCAATAAAGAGAAAGTCGAAGATACACCAACAGATAAAGAATCTCAGATAGAAGCAAGTATTGCAGCTATCAATAAAAATATTGAATCTGAAAGATCAAGAGTCACTTCTTTGAAGAAAACACTAGAAGCAGTAGAAGCGGATCAAGCTAAGTCAACTGATGCAAGTACTTATGATACGAAGATTGCTAAGATTAAGAAAGACATTGAAGATAGTAATGAAGATATTAAAGAGCTGAACGCCCAAGAGGGTAAGTTAAAGAAGCAGCTGTCAGCTGAATCAACTGATGGCTAAAAAGAAAAACCGAGGTTGGCGCAAATCAGCTGGCAAATTTAACCTCTATGACGTACAGGCTATCAACTTCGGTTGGTTTAATCGTAAACACGGCATTCTATTAGAAAACCTCCCAAGAGAAAAGCAAAAGCTGCTTAAGGAGAATGGATTTATGAAATTCATTAAAGCTGATCCACAAACATACGAAATCATATTCATGGTTGAGGATATGAATAATTGGGGCAAGGTTAGAGAGAAGTCTTATTGGAACCCTTATACAGATGACTTTTCTACATTAAGAGAAATGGAAGCTGACGCTGGTCTAATAGATTGGAAATGCGCAGTATGCAAATCAGACATTAAGTGTAGAGTTGATTCTCCAAATAAAGTAGAAAACTTTGTTTGTATACAGTGCACTAAAGCACACAATTCTAAAAACAACATAATAGATCGTAAGATTGTTGATTCTTCTAGGAATCTAACTAAGCATATGAAAACACTTCTGACTCAAGAACAGAAGGAGTTTATGAAGTATGCAAGTAAATCAAGTAAAACTTAGCCCACGCTGTAGACTAATTTTTGGAAAGGCGAATAAGTTACTCGTTGGGCAAGCATTCCAAACTTCAATTTTTTCCTTCTTTAGATCATCAGCTAATTGTTGAAACCCAGGAATAAATTGCTTTTCATAAATGTCATGTGAAGTAGCCTTAATTGGATAGCCATCATGGTAATGACTTTCACCCTTTACTATTCCCATATCATATCCAAGTAAAACTATTTTCTTGGCACCTAAATGATATGCTAAATTGATAGCAGCATACCCACTATTATTACCATGTGCTAATGTATCAGTCCTAGTTTCTAGTCCATATCTTCTTCCACGCGTTAGTAAATTAATATCTCCAGTATAATTATTGCTATGTCTTATAGTGTACTTCAATCCTTTGAATTCGTTCACTTTCTCTGTGTACCAAGAATAGAATCTGCTATCCGTCCAATATAATACATCAGCATTAGGATAGGTAATGAATGATTTATTTATTGCAATGGTCTTTTTCCCAGCTAACTTATTCCATTCTGCAGTTTTAAGTGATGGGCCTCCACCGATTACGAACACCGTTTCACCGTTCCAGATTCGTTTCACTGAAGTAACTGGAATTTGTGGGTTACGTTTAGGAAATGATAAACCTTTCTTAGGTTCTATCGTTGGCACGTGCTTATTTTGAGTAATGGGTACTCTCCTGAATATTTTCGTAGAACGTTCAACTCTGGATTTAACAGAAGTCGTTGGAAGTATCTTGAGCTTATTATGCTTTCTATTAGGTATCATGTATAGTATTTATCTAGGTCATAAAACTACTATAAGAACTTACTATATAACTATTGAATATAACTTTGATAATGAAGAACATAGAAAACTTATTACTAACAGAAAAATACCGCCCACAAAATATAAATGATCTCGTTACTCCAAAAAGAGTAAGAGCTAAACTTGAGCAGGGTGTATATCAGCATCTATTGCTCCATGGAAGTCCAGGAACAGGGAAATGTGTCATTGGCGATAGTCTAATAGAAGTAAAAAACAAAATCACAGGTAAGATTGAAACAATGTCTATTAGGGATTTTCATACTATGCTTTAGGCCAATATCCCGGCTTCCCATAAAACATTAGAAGTTTTGAATATATAAAACAAAACATATGAAATACTTTTACAAAGCAAAGACATTTACTTCAGACATTACACCCAAGTGTAACTTATGTAAGGCCGAACTCCAGATAAAGAGAGGATATAGTAGAAATACTATTATCGACTGTATTAATGATAATTGTGTTACTAATAAACCTGAAGTTAAACGCATAGATAGATTTAATGCGTTTTTACCACCCGCATTAGTTGAAAGCTATATCGCAGCTATGAAGTTAAACTTTAAGTATAACAGACCAAATTCAATTCATTATTGGTTGAAGCGAGGTTATTCTGAAGAAGATGGGTATAAGCAAATGTCCATTGTCCAATCTGGTATTGCAAAACAAGTCAAAAACCATTTTAAAGGGACGAAAGAAAATCTACTAGCACGTGGGTTCTCAGAGGAGGAGATTTATAATATGCGACTTCTGCCAAATAATGTTGATTTTTGGTTGAAGCGAGGTCATTCTATAGATGAAGCCACAGCTGCTGTGAAGAAGCACCAAAGCAAAGCAGGTAAAGCATTTGCAGATAAACGTAAAGCAAATCCAGAAAAATATGATGCCATGAGTACTACGCAGTTTAAATACTGGATGAAATTAGGACACACTGAAACTGAGGCTAAAGCATTAGTAAAAGAAAGACAAGCTACTTTCACTTTAGAGAAATGCATCAAACAACACGGTGAAGTAGAAGGTACTAAAATTTTTGAAGAACGGCAAAGAAAATGGAAAATCGCATTACAAAAGAATTTTGAAAACTATGGAGATGGACGTTCACCGTCAAGTCAGTTTGCTTCTTCCATGATAGAATCTATTTGTAATGAATTGCAAATGGACATTCCTAAAAAAGAAAGGTGGATAAATGGAGGAGATATTAAATGTTCTTATGATTTTACTCATAAAGAAAAGAGAAAGATCATAGAATTTAATGGAGATTATTGGCACTGTAATCCTACCATGTATAATGAAACTGACATTATTAGAGGCGGTAAAACTGCAACTGAAGTATGGGATTACGACAAAAGAAAAGCTAAATTGGCTAACGATAAAGGTTATGAGGTCCTTGTAATATGGGAACACGAATGGAATGACTCAAAAACAGAAGCATTAGAGAAATGCATGAACTTTTTAAACTAAAATAATATGAAAAAATTTATAGAGAGTAAAAAAATTAATGATTATCAAGTACTATCAGATAGCGGCTGGGAAGATATAGCAACTTCGCATAAGACTATACCATACGAAGTATGGACTATTACTACTGAAGATGGGCTTAAACTAAGCGGTGCAGATAATCACATTTTGTTTGATGAAAATTACAATGAAATTTTCATAAAGAATTTGAACGTTGGTGATTGCATAGTGGTAAGCGAAGGTAGATCTATCATTAAAGATATCTATAAGGACGGTACTTCTGAGGAAATGTATGATTTAGAGCTACCTGCTGGTACAAATCATAGGTATTATACAGACAGCATATTATCACATAATACTTCTGCCGCAAAGGCTCTAGTGAAACACTTCGAACATCCATATATGTACATCAACGCTTCAACTGACACTAGTGTTGATGTAGTAAGAAACAGAATTACTGACTTTTGTGCTAACCGAAGTATTATGGACAAGCCAGGAAAAATGAAAGTAATTATATTAGATGAGATAGACGGAGTATCTGACCAATTTTTCAAAGCACTCCGAGCAACTATGGATATGTTCTCAAAGAATGCAAGATTCGTAGCAACGTGTAATTACATCAATAAGGTTCCTGATCCAATTAAGTCAAGATTTGAAATGATCGACTTCGATTTTGGTAAAGATGAGGAGACTGAGATTATGAAAGGCTATATTGTTAGAATACTTGAAATTTGTAAAGCTGAGGATATAACAATAGAAAAATACGCAGCAGTAGAATTAGTGAAACGAAAATTCCCAGATCTTCGTAACATGCTAAATACACTTCAAGGCTTTAAGTCAGAAGGTAAAGAACTTATAACAGTTGAAGATATTAAGAAGTTCAGTTCACTATTCTCTGATGTGTATGATCTTGTCATTGATGGGACTGACCCAGTAAAAAGCTATGAGTATATGGTATCGAACTATTCCAACCGATGTGATGACATTCTATCATCTTTAGGTGGGGAATTTATTGACTTCATAAAGAAGGAAAGACAATCGTCCATTCCATTAATTCCTCAGATAGTTGTTACAGTATCTAAATACCAATCACAACGCCTACAGGTCATTGACCCTGTTATATCTATGTTGGCGTGTATTTACACCTTGCAAACTATAATAAAGGAAGGATGAAAATGACAAAAATATTTTTAGACTGGGCAATAGCTAAATTTCCAAACGATGCTGAATTAGGTAAAGTTTTCAGAGAATTTTATAGCCTAGCAAAAAAAGGTGGAAATACTGGAGAATCAGGCCGAGAAGCTGAGGAACAAATAATGACAAAATATTTCAATTAACATTGTTTTTGTTATATTGTTATTGAATAAAGTATATAAATATGAATAAGAACAAATACACATTAATCGTAGATGGGAACTATTTTTTGTTTAGAACATTACACGTTCTCCCAAGTAGTTTTAAAGGTGGTGACATTTTAGGTACAGATGAAGATGTTGAAGCATATATCAGAAAATTAGCAACAGACCTAACATATCAAATCCGTCTTTTTGATGGAGCAATTGATACAGTAATCTGGACACTTGATTCAAAATCTTGGAGAAAGGATTTCTACCCAGAGAAAGAATACAAAGGAACACGTAAACAGAATAAGTTAATCAACTGGGAGAACTTTACAAGTGCAACCGCAACATTCAGTGAATTGCTCCAGAAAGCAGGAGTGACAATATCTAAAGTAGATGGTGCCGAGGGTGATGATTTAATATACGCATGGAATACAGAGGTTCTATCAAATGATAAGTCTGTAGTTATTCTGACTGGAGACCGAGATATGATCCAGCTCGTGGGTCAAAATGAGAATAATGCACATACAGTGTTCTATACTCCAGCGCATAATAAGCTATATGTCCATGAAGGATTTACACAGTGGTTAGAAAAACCTGTAGAAGTTGAAACTGATTTCTTTTCTGCTCTAAGATCGCATGGAGTAGGTGCTGGGCAAATGTGTAAGTCATTACGAAATGTAATCACTACAAAGAATCTTGAAGTTATAGAACAGAACCCAGATGAATTTATGTTTAAGAAAGTTCTAACTGGAGATAAGGGTGATAACGTAGCTCCAGCTTATTCTAAGATTATGACAACAAAGAGTGGCAAGGAACGTACTTACGGCGTGAGTGATAAGATGGCTGCTACTATTTACGAATCGTTTATAACTCTACACGGACCTTTCAATTATATGTACTTGTTTGAGGACGGGTGCCTTAATGACATGGCAGACCTTCTAATACGAGAGCTAAAAATAGTTGATGTAAGTAAAGAACTTCTTTTAACGAATATCAGAAGTAATATCAACTTAATGATTTTATCTTCAAAGACTATTCCTGAAGGAATCTTAGATGAAATGTTCAAATCTATTGAGTTGCAGATTGGTAAAGATACGATAGATCATAAGAAAGTAACTTCTATGCAAAAACTATTAGCTGGAACAAAATGGATCAAAGATAATAATCCTGGAATGTCTTCATCGGTATTCGGAAAAGAAAATGTTGATACTGGGATGTCATTTATCTCAGATCGTAAACAAAAAGGAACATTATTCTAATAACTATATAGATGGCATTAAAATTATTTGATTATCTAAAAGTCGTATTTGGTACCGATGAACAATGGGATAAACTAACTGCTTACGACAAAAGCAAAAACTCATTTATGTTAAACCGAATGTTTAGCTGTAAGTTTCCAGTCCAAGCTAATATGTTCAATGCTCTCAAGACCGATCCTGTTGGGACCGCTGAGTGTTGGAGACTAGTAGGTTCTAAATTTAATAGAGTTCCTGGATTTATTTACACGAAAGTATCAAAGAAATCAGTTAAGAAGAAATGGGATCCTAATCAAGAAGTGGTGAATGAATATCTAAAGCTCAATCAAATTGGTAATCGTGAATTTCAAGAAGCACTTAAATTCAATCCTAAAGAAGTAAAGAAATCAATAGATAATCTAGAAAAACAAATGGGTTATGATTGAAACTGAAGATTTTGAACTAGGCATTCCAACACACATTAAGTTTACATTATATCGTTATGATTATATTGATGGTCTTCTAATATCAACACTCACAAGAGAATGTGAGAATATTTCTATAGAAGATAGTGTTTATACGATTACTAAGAATTCTTTTGAGTACGCAATAAAGAATTCATTAAGACTTAAAAAGATTGCGACGAAAGCAGAGTCATTCCGTCCAGGCGATAAGACTGCTGTTAATTCATTGTTCTTTCTTTGGCAAATAGTTAAAGGTTTACCTAACATAGAATTCCTATCGTTTAATACTTCTAAAGAAAAGGAGTTTACTCGTGTTGTTAAAGTTGGTACAGCTGAGGTTGTTAACTTCATATATTACATTGAAGAAGGTTATTTGGATATGACACAGATATTACTTAGAGAAGATCTTGATCTATTTAATAAGCAGGCTATCAAGATGGGAATGCTAACTAATCGTTATCTTAATCGCTCACCATATTTCTATGGAACAGCTGCTCGAATCTTTAATGTAGTTGAGGCAACAGCTTTGGCTGGTTCAGAAGACGCACATATGTTGCTTGAAACGCTTGACTCAAAACTTGAATCAGACAATCCAATTCTATTAGTAAAGACTGACTATAGTTCATACTGATTAAATTCGTACATATATTTTACAAAAAAACGAGGTGCTATTAGCACCTCGTTTTTATTTGCACTAGAGTCAGATATATACATTGTAATGACCGGAATTTTTAGAAGATGCTGTGACTCCAAACGAGAGTGTATGACATACCTAGTAATGTTACTTTGGATTGGACTGGGAGTCTTAGGCTTCTTTTTCGATACGAACTATACACACTTAGCTGCGTACTTCCTTTCACTTACTGGCTTTATCATGAGTTATATGTTTGGAGAATCATATCGTCAAAGTAAAGATTCTTCAATCTTTACGAGTGGTAAGACAAGTAAACGTGAAGCAATAATGTATCTGACTATAGTAATGTGGACAGCAATTGGAGTTTACGGTGTGATTGAAACGAAAGATCTTATGGCACTTAGTGCATACTTCGCAGCACTTACGCCTTTCGTTGGTGCTTATGTTATAGCAGATAGTGTAAAATCTGAAGGTGGAAGTACTGGAGATTCACAACAACTTAATTCATAATGGTAGAGGGCACAAAGACAGATGAAAACGGAGATGCTATACTAATCTCATTACAAGAACCTTACAATAACGTAGTAGAAGTAATTGGATTTACTGACGAAGTTCTCGGTGAGGATACTTCTTGTTTTTATAACAAAACTTTCAGGTGGGGTACAGACGGTATTTCGTATTCTGACTGGGTAGAGTTATCTGACCTTAATTTGCAAGGCATACAATTAAATCCAACTGAACCGTTTTGGATCGAGTATAAGTATGAACAGTTCGGAAATTGCGATTTAGAATTCGTTTCTATTGCACTTGAGATAGTTACTGATGGCGGAGTAATATGTAAGGTACCACAGATTGACTGTTGTGATAGTGGTGCACAGTCAGGTGCACAGAACTTGGTCATAGATTGCTGTGGTTCAACTTGGAACCCGTACGACGTATCAAGAGCAGTGCAGACTTATAATCAAATGAGTGCTGTCGTTTCAGATATGTTTGGTTTTTGTGTTAAGTATTATAAAACAAAGGCAGATCAAAGAGCGGCAGATGTTATCCTAACAGAGTACACTCTATTCGATGTGATCCAAGCATCTGAAGTAAAGATATTAGTTCCTGATAATGAATTACCTACGAGGGAAATTCAATTTAACCCAATGCAGATGGACTTCCCAGTACAATTTGAGGTTCATATAGTTAAATCAGCATTTGAAAAAATATTCGGCATTGGTTCGCATCCTGAGATGAGAGATTATCTTTATTTTGAACAGTACATGAATAAGATGTACGAGGTAGATGCAATAGCAGAGGCTGACGATTTTTTATATAGTGGTTCATATTGGAGAGTAAGCCTAGTTCCATACCAAAGAAGGACTGCAGTTCAGTTCCCAGATAAAAATATTGAATTAGAAGTTGACGGACTAATCTCAAGTGTAGAAACTGAGCTAGGTGCTGCTAGGGATATTGAATATGAAGATACTCGAAAGCCAAATCAGTACAATACTATTGGTACATTAGCTAATGACTATGTAAGACGTATACTTGATAGAAAGCTTTTAATTAGAGAAGAGAATCTATATAACCGCTGGACTATCATTTCTAAATATCATTACAACCTTTCGTCTATGAATTTGGGTGAAGAAACTATAGAATATAGATATAAGAAAGGATGGGACTTAGATGAAAGTCGAGCATTCACTTCTTGGTTTAGACCTAAGTACCTTACACCAGTTGGAAGTAACATTCTTATTACTGGAATAATTGATGCTGGCGGAAAGGCCGTTATTCAAACTGCTGGGCTTCCAACTGATCCTAGAACACTAATAAGTATTGGTGATTATATTGTAATTTCTAGAACTCAAGACTATAACGGTATACATAAAATTACATCTATAGCTGGAAGTGACATTACATTAGCAACAGATTATACGAGTTCAGTTTTATTAGGAACTCCAAAATTCAACAAAGAAGTAGGTAATACTTCATTAGTATATGATTCTGATTCTGATAGACTATTTAGTATTACGCAAACTCTAAATTGGTTCATTATTCTTATAGATGGTGTTCAGCATAGTTACGATTTATCTGCTCAGGGGCTTCAGCTCCTTTCAGACGAATGGTACGCTTTTGTTATTAATATTAATAATAAGTCAAGACAGCTTAGCTTATTTATATATAGCCGTGGTGAAACATCAGGTACAATCAACCCAGAAAGAACAGCGGAATTATCATTGGCATATTCTAAGACAACTGCAAACATTCAAACCATACTTCCCAATGACGAGAAATGGAAGCTTATCGCTTGTCAATCTGATATTACAAACATCAGAATTTGGAATACTCCAATTGAAGTTGAACTTCATGATCTAGTTTTAAGCCAGTATGTTGTAAGAGATACCCACTTGACTGAGCTTATAGATAACGCCTCTCCAGAATTACTCACTACTGTGATAACTAATACTTAGTCACTTTTGAATATAACTTAGTTCCTAACATAATATATAATACAAAGGATTAGCATGAAGGAAGAAGACAAGGAAGAGGTTCGTTCAAGTTTGGATGATTTGCTAGGATACGATTTACCAGCAGAAGTCCCAGGTTTAAGTGAAACACCACAGCTATCCAGAGTAAAGGAAGAACATCAAGTTACTCCAGCAGAAGATAAAGCTAAGAAGAAAGCCAAGAAAATCATGGACAAGCTTCTTAGGTTCTACTTAAGTGAGGAGATCATAGAAGAACAAGAATACATTCAGGCTAAAGCCGAACTTGATAATCAAGCGTTAGGTGCTCTCATCAAGCAAATGGATAACAGTGAACGTGCCATCAATAAGCTGATGGATACGATATTTGAAGGTGATGTTGCTCCAAGGATGTTCGAAGTATTAAGTGATCTTCAAAGAACCATGTTAGACATAATTAAGAGTCAAACTATGTATATGGTCGCAATTGAAGAAAATGCAAAGAAGATGGCTCGTGAAATCGACATCTATCAAAACAATGGCTCAGCGGCTACAGATTCTCAAAAAGCACAGGGTGGTGCTAAGTCACGTGGTACTAAAGATCTCATGAGAGCACTCCAGAATACTATTGCAGCTGAGGATGCCCAAGATGTTGAAAGCAAAGAAGATGATGGAAATGACTAATGATTTTGTTCTTCTTAAGGAGTTACCAAAAGAAGAACAAACTAAAGGTGGTATTATAGTTACTTTAGACAAATGGGGCAGAAGATGTAAAGTAATATCTACACCAAAAGAGTGCCAAGTTAGTATTGGTGATATTGTTCTACGAAATGTTGGTAAAGGAACTAGCATTGAATTAGATGGGGTAGAATTTGAAATTTTACACACGAATTGGCTGATAGCTGTATCAGATTGACAAGAATGTATCTCATAAGACACTATACACAAAACAACAATGGCTAAACCACAAGCAGAACCGGCAGGATTTGAACTAAAGGTTAGTAAGCAACAAGAATCCAATATTTGGACCTCCAAAAAGGTAGAGCAGCTTATGATTGCTATTGATGATGGGTACAAGAGTAAGTCTACACCATTTCACGACAGCAATCCAAACTTGCGCAAAGGCAACATTGTTTTTGAATATACCCAGATGGAGATTTCAGAAATTAAAAAATGTGCAAAAGACATAATTTATTTTGCTAATAACTATTGTACTGTAATGACCGATAACGGTCTTATGACGATAGAACTTCGAGATTACCAAGAGAAGATGCTGAGGCAGTTTGCGGCAGAACGGTTTTCTGTTTGCCTAGCCAGCCGGCAAGTTGGGAAATGTTTTTTACATTCAACTGAAGTTCTAATTTTAAGAGATGGCACCGCCATTAAAACAACACTTGGTAGACTTTATTTTGAGTCATTAAAACTTCACCGAAAGCTTACATTTTTAGAAAGAACAAAATATTCTCTGTGGAAGCTGTATGAATGGGAATTAGATTGGAACAAAGATCCAAAACAAACATTAAAAAAATGTATCAAGTTTTTAAATGATTAAAACTCTCAAACATATCATTCTTCTATTAATAAGTTTCATTGAAGTTATAGAGTATCGTAATATAGATCTTGACCAAGATGACGTCTCAAAGAAAATACTAAACTCTATTGAATTAAACAATATTAATGTTTGGACTGATACTGGATGGGAGCCATTATCACATGTACATATTACTCAGCCATATACAATATGGAAGATAGATACAGATGATGGTTTATCCTTAGAGTGTGCTGATAAGCATAAGGTCTTTGACATAAATTTCAATATTGTTTTTGTAGAAGATTTAAAACTTGGAGATTTAATACAGACTATCAACGGATTAAGTAGAATATCAAACATTGAAACCTCATTGCATAAAGTAAGTATGTTTGATGTTACGGTTGATCATGATAATCATCGCTTTTATTCTAATGGTATATTATCATCGAACACGATTTGTTCCTCGATCTTTATAGCGTGGTACATATTATTTAACTTTGATAAGAATGCACTAATCTTATCGAACAAAGGTGCAACTACCACAGAAATATTAGATAAGGGTAAAACTATACTTGAGAATCTACCGTTCTTTATGAAGCCTGGAGTTCTAAAATACGATGTATTTAATTCAAAGTTTGACAATGGCTGCAGAATTATCGGTCAGACAACCACTAAAAAGGCAGCGATTGGATTTACGATTCACTTATTATTCATGGATGAGTTTGCTCATATTCCACATCAATTTATTGACGTCTTCTATGAAAACGTTTATCCCACGGTATCAGCATCCAAGAATTCAAAAGTAATTATAACGAGTACTCCATGGGGGTTCAATAAGTTTTATGAAATATACACCGCAGCCGAGAAAGGCCTAAGTGAATATAAACCATTTAGAATAGACTGGTGGGATGTTCCTGGTAGAGATGATGAATGGATGGAGGCTGAAATTCAAAATCTTGGAAGTGAAGAAGCTTTCAACAGACAGTATGGAAATCAGTTCATCTCAAGCTCATCATTATTATTAAGCCCAGATAGCTTAAAGCGATTACAACAGAACCAAATAGAATATGTACATAGAGACATCCCAGAACTTGATGATGAATCTCTAATATACTCAGATTTAAAATGGCATCCTAATTTCAGTATTGAAGATGAAGCCGGAGAAGATAGTAAGTACTGGCTATTTTCTATTGATATTGCCGAGGGTAATGGTGGAGATTACTCTGTCATTAATATCTTCCAAGTAAATAGCATGGCACTAAAGGACTTGAAGAAAGTAATTTCTCCAGGTAGTATGGTAGACTTCTTTGGGCTTTATCAAGTTGGAAGATTCAGAAGCAATGAACATAGTATAGACGACTTTGCAAAGGTTTTATATGTATTAATATGCGATGTATTTAACCAGGAGAATGTAAAACTCTTAATTGAGTGGAATGTATTTGGATCTGAATTAATGAAAAGACTTGAAACGGTTTTCCCACAGCGTAATGACTTTGATGAGGAATCTGTAACAAAATTCAAACATCGTATTGATGCTAGGACCTCATCTTATGGCCTTAAAGTTAAAAGTGATAATAAGCCAATCTTCTGTCAAAATTTTAAGAAAGGTGTAGCACAAAATAGAATTATACTTAATGACAAAGATACTGTAAAAGAATCATCTACCTTTGGGAAGATGGCAAATGGCAGATATTCTGGACAAAACGGAAATGATGATTTAGTTATGACTGCAGTTAATGCTTCTGAATTCTTAAATACTGTGGATTTCACAGAGTATGTCGAAGAGCTTTATGACTTTATCGATGAAGCAGTCCAGGCAGAAATAGAAAATATCTTAGAGCGGGACTTAAGAGATGAAAATCTTAATTATGATATTTATGATTTAGTTTAGTTGTATGATGGTAGAGATATATAAATCAAATAAACAAAAAACAAATTAACATTAAGTATATTGACTCATTTAAAGTATTCGAAAATAAATCATACAAAGCTATTAATGAAACACTAAGCTTTACCATGGCTGACGCTGCAGAAGAACATGGTGGTGTCGATATGGTAAAACTAAATAAAACATATGCTAAGTATTTCAAGCATATTGGAGCTAAAGACGCAAGCCAAGTATATCTGCTTAGCATTGATGATTGGTATGTAGAGGAAGATGAATGGAATGAAAAAGAGCCAGCTTCTAAATTGAATGATAAACAAATGTATTTTGGAACAATACAATTAGGTGATATTCATGGTATACCTGCATTTAACATTAGCAACGAAGCTGATGAGTATTTCTTCGTAGGACCTAAAGGCGCGAAGGAATTTTAATAGCATACTATTCTAAACATTCGTATCGTTATAATCTTTGGGCTGGATCATATTATATGATCCAGCCCAAGAAGTATAATTAGTTGTATGATGGTAGATATATAAATCAAATACACAAGCAAAATAATATTATATAATGGCAATAGATCCAAAAATCGCCTCTATTAAAACATCTGGTAGCTATAGATTTGAATTCGATAAGAGCCAGGTAGTAGGCATCCCATCAAATCAAATTAGACTTATAGTAGGATTCTCAAGAACAGGACCATTCAACACTCCGGTGTTTTGTCCTGATACTGGATTCTTCAAGCAAGTTTTCGGTGATATAGACCGTACATTAGAAAGAAAAGATTCTTACTTCCATAGAAGCTGTCTATCAGCTTTGGAAAGAGGACCAATTCTAGCACTTAACTTGTTATCATTAGACTCTCAGGATGAAGTACAATACCGTAAGTTCTCTGCAAGTTCAATGACATATAATGAGGATAATAACGTAGCTAAAGACGGAGAGTACGCAGGGTTCTACAACAAAGATAAATTCTGGTACCCAGAAGATGAAAGCTTCTTATCATTAGTAGGAGCACCAGATACATTTAGTTCATCGCAATCAATCACAAACGATTTAGTTGACTTTACTAATCTTGGTCAAAATCCTGTTTCTGTTATTATTAGAAAAGCAGCCGCAGCGAACGTCAATGGATTTAATGTTACAGCCGAAGAATGGTTTGGACCTGCAAATGTTCCTGGCTATCTAAATAAAGATAGTTTAATGTCTGACTTTATGGTAGACGTATTCTTTATTGATGGGAACTACGGAGGAGACTTCGGAGCTGTTAATCCTTATGAAAGATTCAACGCTGATCCAACTTATCAAAAATACTTTGACAAGTCAAGAGGTATTGAAAGAAAAAGAACTTCAGCAGATGTTGGAGATACTTACCTAGAACAGTTCTTCAACGAACCTGAGGTAAATGTTATCTCACAATACACTGTTTCACTTCTACCTAACTTTATTGATCAATTAGGAAATAACCTGTTTATCGAAACTCTTATTAACGCTGACACAGCCTCAACTGGTATGTTCTGCGCTGTAAACCAAGATCTATTTGATGGTGACAAAATCATTGATGGTGTTATGGGAGGTATTGATTTAATTGGACATGATATTGAAAAGCAAGGACACGATACTGTAAACTTCCTTTCATATGAAGGACCTATTACTTCTGATTTGGCAGACTGCAGAAAATTCATTTCTGCCAATCAAGAAGTAATAGCTACACAGGCACCAGTCACTATACAGTTAACATCTGGTGATTTTGAAATTGCATACAGTGGAACTACAGGAGATCCACTATATGACGCTTTAGCTGCAATGACCGCAAATACTCCAACGAATGTTGGAAGTTTCATTCTTGGTTCAATTGGAGCAAATTACATACCAGTAACTGGTGTGAATGTAACTGCAGGTTCTGTTTCAATAACAGTTTCTGGATTTGGCATTACATCATTAAACCTAGCATGGGTATCTACAGATGATTTCTATTGGGTTGATCCTTTAGACCTTGACCAAGTGGTTCAAGAGAATATTCTTGGTTCAGATAATAGTTCAAACATTATCGGTGGACCAGCAAGTACATTATATAGCAGATTCACGTCAGGGATTTATACTGATGGTGACATTGCAGTTTATGAAAACTTAACGAATCCTGATGAGTACGTATCATCTCTTATATTTGATGCAACAACATACGGATATATTCATACTGGCTTTGCTGCATTTGTACCAATCTCTGACCCTGCATATAACCTACCAGCAGTAAGAGTAACACCTTATACTGATGATACTTATACAACGCCGGTAGCTAATACAAGCAAGTTCAGTCTCTATAACACTAATAGTAGTACTGGAGAATTTGGTGTATTCTTAACCACTACAGGAGCTAATGCAGATCCACTGTGTTTAAATACACAAACACTAACTGGTGCTAACAACGTAACATTCGATATTATCGCTGATTCTACAACTGCTGGCTCTGGACTGTTTCCTAACCAAGTAATTATAGATGTTACAGATCTTAACATCGGAGCTGTTACTGTTGGCAATTACTTAGTACATAATGAAGGAGCTATAACTGGACATTCACGATTAACTCGTATTAATGAGGTTCAGGGTGGGCAAACATTCTCTACTAACGCTACGATCCCATTGGGTGTCACTGCGGTTCTTGTAACTTGTCAATCATCAATTTCAGTAGATACGGTTGGAATTCTTCCAAATCCAATTGTCAAAAAGGTAGAATTATATTACCCAATTGATGAATGGATAGATTATTTGAATATCTTTACATTCGAAGGATTTAATTTAGATCCAACGAAACATGTTCCAAATGGTACTAACGAAAGACAAAATGATATTCTTAACGGTACATTAGGTGGAACGAATCTGTCTAAAGCACTTACAGATAGAGAGGTTATTAACTTCAGATATATCGTTGATACTTTTGGAAACGGAATTGAGTCTGGATCAAAATCAATTTATACCCAATTATGTCAAAATAGAAAGAACGCATTCGCAATTATAAATGCGCCTTCTGCAAAAGACTTTAAGGATAATAACAATCCAAAGTTCAGAGATCTAACTGGAGCACTATCAACAAGATTTATTTCTACTGGTGGTGATTTATCACTCAATCCTACAATACGATATTCACTTCCTTCAATGACAGAAGGAGCGAGTTGGGGAGCATTTTACTTCCCATATATTTCTGTAAGAGATCTTGGACGAAATATAAACGTACCACCAGCTGCATACGTTTCTAATAACTTTATTGCAAAATATGAAAATGCATTACCGTGGTCATTGGTAGCTGGAGTTAGAAGAGGGGTTGTTGGAGGAACTGGAGTTGTTGGACTTGAAATTAATCTTGACAAAGAAGACAGAGGATATTTAGAACCATTCGGAATTAATCCTATTGTATTCCAAGCAGGAACAGGTCCGACTATCTTTGCAAATAAAACTGCACAACAAAGTCCAAAATCTGCATTGAGTTCAATTAACGTAAGAGAAGTTGTAATTTACATACAAGATGGAATTGAGGCAATCCTTAAAAACTATCTGTTTGAATTTAACACAGCTCAGACAAGACTTGAGATTAAAACATTAGCGGATAATTTCCTAACCACTGTACAAGATGACGATGGAATTTATTACTTCAGAAACATCATGGATGAAAGTAATAACCCATCAGTTATTATCGATCAGAACATCGGTATCTTAGACAGCTATATTGAACCAGTGAGAGGCATGGAAATACTTGTACAGCGGACCACAATCCTTAAGACCGGTGCAATTAGTACAGGAAACTTTCAATAAACTAAACGATGATGAACATTAACACATACGCTGAGTTTGTAAACGAATCTAGCAAACACATGAAACATTTTAAAACATTCACCGCATTTGTCAACGAGTCATTAAATGAAGGTAAGTATATTACGACAAAAGAGATTTTGAAAATTTCTAAAAAGGCAGCCGATATGGTTCCTGATGCTAAATATGATTTAGAGGATTTAGCTGTTGCGTATGGCGATAAAATTCCATTGACTCGTGTTAAAGATATTTTAGATAATTACGATATGTCAGATCTACTAGAATCAGTTAATGAAGGTAAAGAATCTGATTTAAAAAAAGAACCTATAACGGATGAACTTTCATTGGAAAGTTCATCCGATGCTTGGTATTACGCGCAGGTATCCGGACCTCCTGAAAAGGCAGATTATATAGGCTTCATATCTAGTATGGCTAGCTTACCTGAAAGATTAAAGATGGGTTTGGGTTTATGTTATGATGGGGCAATACCCCGGGATCGGTTATCGGGGTTTTTGTCTACTTTGAGTGATATGAGTGGAAAGCACCCATCAAAACCCGGCCGTAGTCTACGGTTAACAACAAAGACTATTCACGGTATGCTAAAGGCTCATGATAATGCAGAAGATGCATATGAAGAGTTTGCAGAAGTATACAAATGAACGGATTAATGGTGCTTTTGCACTGTTAAACCACTCATGAAGGAACTAACATTTAAAAGATAAATATCTAGTTTGCACAAGCTTGATATATAAAAAAATAAGATAAGACATGGCTTTACCGCATTATACACAGAGTCGTACCAGTAATAATAAGAGCGAACCAATTTACCAAAGTTTATTTGAGGTAACTTTGTTCACTCCAAATGGTGACGATACACAACTTACACTTGAGCACATCAAGTCAATAGGTGGACTTAACAACTTTAATCCATCTGTAGATGCAGTTGGCCAGAAGTACAAATTCGCAGATAGGTCCTTTGCAGGTATGCCAACGCAAACATTTGTAGATCTTACGATTAATTACACTCTTAACCTCAACGATGCAAATGAAAACTTCATTTACAATTCAATGAGGAATTGGTATAAGTTAATCTATAATCCTTCAACGGGTGAGATGGGACTTAAGAAAGATTATGTAGGAAGTGGTATTATTGTTATGTACAACAGAGCAGGAAGTATCTTTAGAAAGATTACAATTAAAGATATCTTTCCAACTGGGCAACCTGATTTCATAGATGAACTTAGTTATGAGACTAACGATCCAGCAGAATTAACAATGACATTCCGTTGTGATAATTTTGTAGATGAAAATGTAGGAGACGGACAAATTTAAAACTTAATATTTTTAGATGAAGGTACTTCGGTACCTTTTTCTATGCTTCGTCCTTGATATATATATTATGTAGTATGAAATACATATTCTAAAATGGTAATATTTAAAGTTAAACATAAGGGAAACAAGAAGGTTTATGTAGGTTACTCTATGAACGATAATGATTCTTATATGGGCTCAGGTATTTATATTACTCGGGCACTGAAAGATTTTGGTAGAGACTCTTTCCATAGAGAGGTTCTAGAGAAGTTTGAAGACGGTGTAGAGTTATCCGAAATTATGAGTAGGTTAGAATATTGGATTGACAATTTTAAAGCTGATAATCCTTCATATGGGTATAACGAAAGTATAGCCGAACTGATTCCTACTAAGAAAAAATTAACAAGGAAAATTCAAGTATTGCTATCTCCACATGACGAGGTAGTTCTTAATTCAATAATCATTGAAAAATCTATGGAAAGTAAAAGAACGCCAGCGTCAATTTCAAAGTACGTTCGGCAATTGATACTTGAACATATCGTAAAAGAAACAGAAATAATAAAACAAATATAAAGATGAATACAGATCACGAAGAAAATGTTAAAAAAGAATTTGAAGAATCTGAGGGAATACTCGAAACTTCTAGCAAGGTTGTAGATCTTGGGGAAGTACAACCTCACAAAACCCAAAGAACAACAGTAGATGATCCGGAAGTTAAGCGTCTGAATGAGCTTATTGGATATTTAAAACTAGATTTGGCCTTAATGCCATCTGGTGGTAGATTTTATAGAGATGATTTGGAAATTCATATTCGCCCAGCCAGAACTGGAGAAATTAGAGATTTCTCAATGATGGATGAAGCAAGTATACATGACGCAGATTCAAAGTTAAATGATATTCTATCGTCATGTACACGAGTGATGTTCGGTACACAGCGAGGATCGTATAAAGATATTATTGAGGGTGATCGTATTTATATTATTCTTAGTATCAGAGAGTTAACATTTAAAGAAGGCGAGTTTAAACTAATGATGCCAGTTAAAACTGGATGTGACACTGCAGGATGTGAAAGCCAAGAATCTATCGAACTAAGAACAGCAAATCTTCAGTTTCATGAAGAAGTAGAAACCCTAGGAAAATATTATGATCACGAAAGTAAAGGTTATGTTATTCAAACTAAGAACAATGGGAACTTTACAATGGCACCACCGACCATCGGTGTAATGCGAATAGTAAGTGAGTATGGCCGAGAGCAGTTAGAATCTGGTGCAAACTGGGATAAGTCTTTAGTAGCTATTCTACCATATTTGCATCGAGAGTGGAGAGGACTTACTAGTACAGCAATCTTCTCTCAGATTACTAACCTGCAGGGTTGGGGGAGTACTAAATACAGCATCGCTTACCGATTAGCTGAAAGAATGACAGTGGCTGTAAAGCCTGAAATGATATATCCATGTGATAGCTGCGGTGCCGAGGTCACCGTTCCACTTACATTTCCCGGCGGCATCAAAGGTCTGTTCGTTATTCACGATATCGATTCTGAACTTCTTTAAAGCCAGAGTAATACTTATGGAAAAATTGCACATTCAGCCATCTGAGCTAGATGCTCTTCCTTACTTTGAATTTGAATACATTGTTTCTATCTATAACGACATATTAAAAGAGCGCAAGGGACAAGAAGCCGATTCTTATGAAGCCGAGCGCGATAAATACAATATGAAGGGAATGAGTGGCATGAAAATGCCTAAGATGCCTTCTATCAAGATTCCAAAATTATAGTAGATGAATGGCTAAAGTACAGCTTGCAGACCTAATGAACCCGCTGACTAAAATTGAACAGTCTACGCGGGAAACTGCAAATAAGTTAGATGCGTTAGTCGATATTCTAACTAGTAATAATACAAAACCATCTGGTACTAAGCCAGTTGATACGCCTCATCAAAAACAGTTAATTTCTACAATTACTGGTGCTGCAAGTTTAGCAGAATCATTAAATCGTGCAATTCTTATTGAACTTACTAATCATGGTAAGCAGTTGTCAAGGATGGTACTGCTTTCTACAAGTATGTTTAGATTAGCGTATATGAATAGAAAAAAAGAAAGTACTACAGAAACGGATGAGGGTTTACTTAGTAGTAAAAAAGGTAAAACAAAAAGTAAAGGTGGAGTGAAGGCTGGCGCGGAAGCATTATTGCTTCTAGGTGTAAGTGCGATGCAAATGGCAAAGGCACTTATGGTATTTACATTCGTGCCAAAGAAGTCAATTATAAAGTTTCAATCATTTATAGTTGACATATTTACTAAGCTAGATGAATTCGATCAAAAGAAAATTAAAAAAGGTGCTGAAAACCTCATACTTATGGGTGATAGTATCATGAATTTCTCTAAGTCTCTTGCCATTTCAGCATTGTTAATCCTTCCAGGCTTAATTGCAATACCATTCCTGATCGTTACTATTGGCATCATGTCAAGCGTAATGTACTTAATTGGAACCCGAAGTAAGCAAATCGGCAAAGGTGGTAAGGCTTTAGAGAAAGTAGGAGATGGACTTAAATCGTTTGGAATTGGACTTGCTGTGTTTGCACTTACAACCCTATTCATTATGATGGAACCTAAGATTTTACTTGGAATGGTAGCTTCTTTAGTACTTATTAGTGGAACTGTAGCTCTTATCGGATTAGTAAGCAAACAAGTTAAGAAAGGCGCGCTAGCTCTAACATTATTAGGCATTGGTTTAGCCTCGTTTGGTATAGGCTATGCGATATTTGCATTAGCAATACATAGTGCTGACCTTAAGGATGGTGCCGTCTTTGATCAAGTTGGGGTATTGCTCGGGTTAGGTTTGGCAACAGCATTATTGGGTATGGCTTGGTCATATATAGGATTAGGTGCTCTTGCATTAGGGTTGATGGGTATCGGTTTATTCGTATTCGGTTTAGGATATACTCCGTTTGCGGAAGCTACTAAAGATATTGGAGAAACAGAGGTTATTACCCAAGGTGCCATCTTACTAATGTTAGGATTAGAGTTTGCTGCTGCTGGTTTAGGTGTAGCTTTCATTATTCCTGGTGCGGTTGCATTCGCTACTATCGGTGGTGCCCTACTATTATTAGCACCAGGTTTAGATGCAATTAGAAAGGTGGCATTCACTCCAACTGATTCTATGAATTTAACATTAGCCTTATCTGGCATTAAAGCAGCATTCTTAGGAACAGATAGCAACGCAACAGGTGTGGATGGGTTCTTTAAAAACGTAGGTAGTGCGCTATCAAGTACAGTGAAGGGACCAATGATGATTTCCTCTGCCGCTGGCTTCGCTGCAGCTGGAATGGCACTTAGTAAATTATCGGTTGGGCTTACATCGTTTACGGCAGTAAATTGGACTCCTACGAATACTATAGCACTAACAGAAACATTAGGTGTAATTACTAGCGCATTTGCACATGCCGGTGGTGAGCCATCTTCCCCAGGCGGCGTGTTTGGTGCTATTTTCGGTAGTACATTCAGCCCAAACGCAACAGAGCGTGGTATTGATTCTGTAATGAGTGCAGGCAAAGCACTTACAAATATCACTAAGGGTTTAGTTGACTTTAATAATTTTGCAAATAGTGGTGTTAAGTTCGGTAAGGAGGATGGCTCAGAGCCAGGAACACTCGCATATAATGTTACTAATACACTTGGATTTATACGAACTGCCTTTGCTGCAATTGGTGAAGGTGGTGCAACTGTAGAGTCTGGTGGGTTTTTTAGTTCTTTGCTTGGGATTAAATCAACCGCAGTAGAAGAAGGCATACGAAGTGTAATGGATACAGGTAAAGCTTTAACTGGTATAACAACAGGCTTGATTGAATTCCAAAAATTAGCAGATAGCAAAATTGACATTGAACTATTAGCTCCTAAAATCAAAACAGTCATTAGTACTGTTATGAGTGCTTTTGGCGCTCTTGCAGATGATGGTACAGATGTTGAATCTGGTGGATTTTTTAGTTCTTTGCTTGGTATTAAATCAACTAAAACAGAAGAAGGTATTAGAAGTGTAAAGGGTGCAGGCGACGAACTAACTAAAATAGCTGCATCATTATCTGCATTTGAAGGTTTGAAAGATCCTGGAGGAATTACTCTGAAAATTGAATCCGCCTTAGGGCTTGTTATGGGTGCTTTTTCTACTATAGGTGGAGCAAAGGTTGAAGGTTGGTTAGGTCTCAAATGGGATAACGATAGTGTAGAAGAAGGCATAGCTGCAGTTAAAGGCGCAGGAGAGGAACTAACTAACATTGCTAATGGGCTATTAGCTTTTTCTAACATAAAAAAACCGGATAAAGTCGCCGAAACTATTAAGACACTATTAGAAAGCATGTCTGGGACATTTGTTTTATTTTACGATAAGCCAACATTTTCTACAAGAGTTAATAACTTTGCTGGGTTCGTAACATCTCTTGCTAAAGTCGGTGCAGATGGTAGTTTGATGAAAGCTGCAGATGGCTTTGAAGCAATAGCAGAAGCAATCAACTCTGTAGATATTGATAAAGCTGCAGCATTCAGGGGATTATTTGAAGCATCTGCATCATTGACTGAAAGCGGTAGGAATCTTGCAGCATTAGAGGCGATGGTCGAAGCCATAGAGGATGTAAAAGATACACTTAATAGTCAGGGTGGTGGAGGAGCAATTGATAGCATTAAGACAGCGCTAGGATTTGGTAATGCTAAAGAAGCAGTTGTAGAACCTTCTACAACTGCAGAACCTTCAACTGCAGAATTATTTAAAACATTACAGCTTACATTAAATCAGATTAATGCAACTTTGTCAAATCTTCCTGGTGATATAGCAGCAATTGAGATTAAACTTCCTAGAGATTAAACAAACTTCCTCAACTGTGGTATAACATCCATGATTGAACGAGGAAGAAGAGTTTAACTAGAATTTACAAAATGGAAAAAGACATCATTTGGTTTGACTTAGAGTCAACTGGAATTAACACAGCTACAGATCGGGTCATTGAAATCTGTATGATTAAGAAAACATCTTTAGGCAAGGAAATTGAGAGATTTCAAAGTTATGTTAATCCTGAAGGAATGGAAAGTAGACCTGAGGCTATTGATAAACATGGTATAACTCCAGAGATGTTAGCAGATAAGCCAACGTTTAAAACAATAGCAAAGAAGGTTAACGACTTTATTGGAGATTGCGATCTAGGAGGTTATAATATCTTATATTTTGACATCCCACTACTTACACAAGAATTATTTAGAAGTGGTATTCCTTTCAATCATAGAAGTAGAAAGATCATTGATCCATTCCTTATTCAAACTGCATACGAACCAAGAGATTTATCAAGCACTTATAATCGTATGACAGGTAAGGTTCTTGAAAATGCCCACGCAGCTGAGGCAGACATAGAAGCTACTATTGAAATATTTGAATGCCAGAAAACTAAATATGGCCTGCCAGTAGCTCACGCTGAAATAGAAGAATCTTCCATTAAGAATAGAAAGGATCAAGTTGACTTAGCAAATAGGTTTAAGATTGCTGAAATCGACGGTAAGAGAGAAATCGTTTTCAACTTCGGTAAGAACAAAGGTAAAGTTTTTAAAGATGTTTTCTCTGAAGACGCTAGTTATATTGACTGGATGATTAATAAAGGTGACTTCCCACTGGAGACTAAAATCATAGCTAAAAAACTGGTAGATAGAATGCAAAAAGAATCATTTGTAGATATATAAATAGAATTATATGGGGGTGAGTAGTATTTGACAGCAGATGAATACTAAGAGTACAGCATGGGTGATGACCTACATCAAAACTAAGTGGAAACACTGAACTTGCAATTGCCGCCTAATAGTTAGGTACTAATGCATGCCATACTACAGAGTATACTTGTATGTAGGTTAGGCATTAAAGGAAGTAAGAACGGCATAAGTATTGGCCCAACTAATACAACATATCATTTGGCAGAATTGATCGAAAGCTGCATATTTTTGGAGTCATAAGAAAATGACTATCCTAAGCTGTAAAATATTCTTTTTACTAATCTGTATGGACGAGGAGTCGCTTCCTCCACCTCCACATTGATATATAAACATATATCGCATGGAACATATTTTAGAGTTTGAAGAGTTTAAACAAAATTCTCAACCACTTGACGAATCAGTTCATTCTGCTGCATCTGAGTTGCTAATGTCAATGATGAGACAATATCAACCCCTAATGGCCTTCTTGAAATGGGAAGATACTATAATTGATAAGTTTGACATTGATCCAAAGACAGCTAAGGAGATTAGCAATAAGTTGTATGATAAGAAGGGTAGTATCAATAAGAATCACTTAAAACAGTTAGCAAACGCAGCAATTAAAGATGCCATTAAAGCTAAATAAACAGAAAAAATAATTTTTTGTAATTTAGGTTCATTTTTAAAAACTATTGTTATAGTCTATATATAATTCAACAAACAGAAACCATGCGCTTACATTGGACAACATATATTAATCTCTTTAACCCGTCAGGCAACGATACGGCGCAGGCGAGAATATGTAAAAAAGATCCAGGTAAGAGTTAACAATACATTATAACATTTTATAATGGCCTCCTGGATTTAACGATTCAGGAGGCCATTATATTTGTTAATATTAATTTAACAGTACGAATATACAACTAACGAAAATTATTTGTATATTTATGATATTATCTAAAACGATAATATGTTCTTTGACATCTTGGAAACCAAAAATGAAAGTAAAGTCCTTAACATTCTGTTCAGGCAGGTATTTTTGGGCGCACCTTCTACGACAGCTAAATTAATATGAAGCTCGAGAAAAGCGCCCTATATTTTCCCGGATCGTCTAGCGGCAGGACGCCAGTTTTTGGAGCTGGTTACGGAGGTTCGAA